CTCGGTTGTATCGATCTCTCCTGTCTGTCCTTCCAAACGAAGACTGCAGCACCCTCCTCTCAACAGTATGTGAAGCGAGCACCAGGCTATCCTCGGTGGCGTTCACAAGCCTCACGGAGTGGGGGGCTGTGTTGGAGCCCTTCCACCAGAGACTCGACCAGGCTCTCATCCCCACTTGGGGGCTCAGAGCTTTCAGTCAGCTTCCCTTTCTGAGACGGTTTGTGGATGCTCTAGCCAAGTCTAAAGCCCTCGGGAGGGGTTCAGTCATCACGGTGACCTCGGGAGAGGCTTTTGCATCTGGGGGTGACCAGTCGGTGCTCCTGGGCTTGCCAGGGGTGAAGACATGCTACGTGTGTATGTATGACCAGGTATTGATGATCAAAGATATGCTCTGGGCAAGATTCAACGTATCGCTTGCTATCTCTGTCCTCTACCCGGACGGTAAGATGTCAAGAGCAGTAGAAAGAGTGCTAAGTTGGTGCTTGGAGTGCGTAGAGCTGTATGGTAACCCAGGGTATGAACTCATGAAGCAGATAGAGCCTCTTGCAAAGGCTAACATCTCGCGGGTTTCAGACACAATACTGGGAAGAGAATTCACCTTCCCGAACATGTGCGAGGTTCTCAGAACCAAGGAGAGGAAGCTGTCTGGGAGACTCACACCCATGACAGATAAAGCAGCGGGGATTCTAGCTGAGACTAGCGACCTACAAATCGCAGTTGAGCTGTTCGGGTTGCAGAAGCTATCAGGGTACCCTATAGTCAGCCCTGTCGAAGGGGGGCGTGCGGTTCGCGAAGCAGCATGCAGACAGAAGGACTACCATCCAAGCGAGGTCCAAAGGATCAGGAACAGCTTCTGTCGTATATTTTCGGAAGGATTCATACGGAAAGAGGGACGGTGGCCCCTTCTGGACTTCACAAATGCAAAGAAGGGAACAGTGCTTCACAACTGGTACACGCTTCAGCAGACAAAGGTTGAGCATAGGATCTACGATCTGTCCGACTGGACTGGGGTCCGGTTTCAGAAGGAATTCGAGTTCAACTTCTACGACAACTATCTAGACTTGGTGGACGACAAAGCTATCTCCTACTACAGAGACCAGGCTGATCTGACGTGGAATAACTCAGAAAATCCTCGCAGTAGCAGGAGGGTTATCTTAGAGTTGTTAGAGAGAGAAGATTTCGACATTAGAGAAGTCGTGGAGAAAATCCAGAGAGGGGAGGTGCCTTTTGA